GTGAAACCGTGGGGCGCATGAGTACGCACCCAATTCGTACATCGACGACACCGGCCTGTCAAGTGGGGTTCTGGCGAGCGGACACATGACAGGCGGCGCACGTCTCTCGGCGCTGTTGGCCGGGGAGGAATAACACCGCTTCGGGGGCGGTGCCTCCCCAGGCCAAGTTCCCCAGCCCGAAACATGCGCAAGGGGGAGGGTGGCCCGGTGCTCTCTTTGGACTGCGCGTGCAGCGTCCCTGTTCCCGCAGGGTTTCGAGAGAGAAGACATGAGAATCCCGAAAACGCTGGCGCTTCAAGCGCCGAAAGATCCGCAAATCAAATCTGCCGTCGTCATCGACCTGTTTCGGAAACAGTCGACGGGCAAAGCCAAGCTGACGAGGGCAGAGAGGTTCACGCAAAAAGTCGACACGTCGGCCGGCGTCAATGCCTGCCATCCCTGGCTTGGCAGCATCACGCAATGCAACGGCTACGGCCAGTTTTCCGACACGAGCCCGATCACTGGCGAGAAAACGATGCGCACGGCGCACGTCGTCGCCTGGGAGCTGGCGAACGGCCGCAAGGTTCCAAAGGGCAAGCATATCCTGCATGCCCGGGGATGCTCAAAAGCCTGCTGCAACCCCAAACATCTGCGGCCGGGCACGCCGACCGAGAACATGGCCGACGCCATCGCTGAGAAGCGACTCAATCATCGGCTGACGAAATCGGAAGTTCTCGAGATCGTTGTGCTGCATCAGCGCGATCTCGTCAGCATCACCGCCTTGGCACATCGGTTCCGCGTTGTCCCGCAGACGATCGTCAACGTCACGCGGGGCAAATCGCATTCCAAATTGACCGGCGTCAAATTCGAAAAGCGTAAGGGCGGTCGACCGTCGGCGCAGATCATTCCGCTGCCGGTCAAGGTGCAACAGCGTCCAACAGTGGAAATGGTCATGTGATGCGCCGGGGGGCGGTCACAAGCCGCCCTTCGACGTCATGCCGGGCCGATCAGTAGGGATCGACACGACAGATGGAAACGGGATCGGGCGGCATGTCAGAGACGACAGATCTGCATAGGCAAATCCAGCAGCACGATACCCAGCTCAGTTCGCTGAACACGCGCATGGGGCACGTCGAAACGAAACTCGACGGCCACGACACCAAGCTCGACACGATCATTACCGCCGTCACGAAACACGATGCGCAGCCAAAATTCGGCGCCAGCACGATCACCATCGTCAAGGATCTCGGCATTCTGTTCGGCATCGTTTGCAGCGGCATCCTCTACCTCGCGGCGCAGTCGAGCCAAAAAGACATTGCGCTGATCGATGATCATTCGAAGTCCGCAGAGAAACGCATCGAACGTCTGGAAAGCCTGACGCTTCCGGAAAGCTGGTCAACTCGGAGGCGCGCTCAGTGATCGAATTGGCATTCACCGCATGCAGCATCGTTCAGGGCGCCCGTTGCTTTGAGAAAACGCTGCTCTTTTCCGACGTCTCGCTGATCACCTGCCAGACGCAGGGGCAGCAGCCGCTCGCGGACTGGCGAAACAAGCATCCAAATTTCACGATCGGCCGCTGGCAATGCCGCCCGGCCGGACAGTTCGCAAAGATATGAGACCATGAAGCGCAACGACATAAAAAAAGCGGTCGATCGTCACCTTGCATGCCTTGGCTTTTCGCGAGGCTCTTGGCTTTGGCAGCCCGGCGGTTCGCTGATCATCATCGTCGGCGGCCGGATCAAGCAGGTGAAACTGCGCGCCGGCATGTCAAAGCGGGAGCTGACCTATCACCTGGGCATCATGACCGGCTGGCATGACTTCGCGGCACCGGCCGTCGAGGCATGGGAACCGCCGACCCGGCGCTCAATGGCGAACGGCCACGCGATCCCGCAACAGCAATTTCAGTTTACCGCCATGTCGGCGGGTTGAGGGAGGGGGAAACCGGAGCACCCATTCACGCAGAGCAACCTGAGCAGTGGCCGGCGCTTGGGAGTGAACGGTTTCCCCTATTTCAACATGACAGAGAACGAAAAAATCGCGAAAGCCTTCGCAGAGCAGTTTTCCCCGGCGCTGAAATACATTCGCACCGAACGCATCAACAACGTCCCGATGCAGGACGCCTGGCAGATCAGCTACTGGGACGATGCCCGCGCAACCGGCGTCACGGCCGTCGTCTTCGCCGGACAGATTCACGCCTACCTTGAAAGCGCAGGCCCGGGATCGATCGCCGCCGACTCTGCTCGCGCCTTTGCCAAGGCTCTCGGATTGAGAGGGGATCTTGACAATGGCACGGCCTAGAAAGCCCGCTGCGAAAAAGCAGAAGGCAAAAACCAAAAAAACTGTTATAGAGTCCGCGTCGATCCCCGAAACGACAGCACCGAAACGCGGCCGACCGTCGGCCTATACGCCGGAGCTGGGGGATTTGATCTGCAGGCTGCTCTCTCAGGGCAAAACCCTGACGTCGATCTGCAAGGCTGATGACAGCCTGCCGGCGCACAACACAGTGCTAGGCTGGGCGCTCGATAACGAGCATCCGTTTTTCGACCAATACGCAAGAGCCCGGCTGATCGGCTATCACACGATGGCCGACGAGACGCTCGACGTGGCTGATGAGGCCTCGAGCGATTGGATCGATACGCAGGACAGCGACGGCAAGCCCGCCCAGAAGTTCAACGCTGAGGCCGTTGCCCGCTCGAGACTGCGCGTCGATACCCGCAAATGGCTGCTCTCGAAATGCCTGCCGAAAATCTATGGCGACAAGATCGCTTTGACGGATCCTGACGGCGGGACGCTCAAAGTGGAGTTTGTGCGGTGAGAGTCCAGATGCCTGCGAACGGCTGGACGCCACGGCCGTATCAGCAGCGGCTCTGGAACTATTTCAACGATCCTGAAACGAAAATGTTCGACGGGACGAGCAAGCGCGCCATTGAGATCGCGCATCGTCGCTGGGGTAAGGATGAGGTTGCGCTCAATCTCATGGGCAAGGCTGGCGTTGTCCGTCCGGCAACGTATTGGCACATGCTGCCGGAGTATGAGCAGGGCCGCAAAGCCATCTGGAATGCCGTCAATCCGCACACTGGCCGCCGCCGCATCGATGAGGCTTTCCCCGAGGAATGGCGCTCGAATTACAACGACAATTCCATGTTTATCCGCTTCAAGTGGGGCGCGACTTGGCAGGTTGTCGGCTCGGATAACTTTCAGAGCTTGGTAGGAACGCCGCCGGCCGGAATCGTTCTCTCTGAGTGGGCAAAGGGCCATCCGGCCGCCTGGGCCTACCTGGCACCGATCCTCGTCGAAAACAAAGGCTGGGCTCT